TAGATCTGAGGATAAAAACCGCCGTACATGGGAATTTTCTGAATTATGCATACAATTACTATCATTTGCGGCCTGATCGGCGCGGGAAAGAGCACCTGGGCGGCGCGTCACTTCGAAACCTTCACGGACCTTGACGCAGTGCCAGGCTGGCAGAAGGCCGATCAGATCCGGAAGACGCTGGACCTTGTCGAGTCAGGGCATGATGTGGCGCATATCACCTGCTATCCGACGCAGGACGAAGAGGTGGCCTTCCGGGATATGCCGGTCGTCTACGTGTGGGTAGATACTCCCCCGGCGGTCTGCAAGAAGAACATCCTGAAGCGCGGGAGGCTCAGGGACATACAGAACCTGGCAAGCGTGGAGGCGGCTAATGACCGGTTATATGACCGGCTCATATCTTCCAGGCTGCCGTTCAGGCGCGTGAGCGTATTCGAAAGCAACGAGAGGTGGTAAGAAGTGACGGAACATGATATCAGGCAGTCGCTGATCGATCAGCTTCGGCAGCAAGGCAAGGAAACGCCCTACACGCTCGATCTGGTTGAAAGGTACATGTGGCATTGGAAGGCATCGCAGGATCTGCAGAAGGATGTAGAGAGAAGGGGAGTTAAGGTATCGAGCTTCAATACGAAGGGCTTCGAGGTCATCAAAGATAATGAGAGCCTCGAGGCAATCAGAAAAGAGCATATCGAGATGCTCAAGATCCTGCAGACGCTGAAGCTGCAGGAGCCGGTGAAACTGTCAGGCAACAATGATTATCTGTAAAGAAATCGATGACTACATCCAGTATGCCGAAGACCACCCAGCGTGGATAAATAAAGACCGCAAGCTCCTGATCAGGAACATCGTCAAGCCGTTGCTCAAACGGGACGATGTTTTTTTTGACGAAGAAACCTTTCAAAACTGCATCAGATACTGTGAAAGCAACTACTACCCGCTCTTCCCGTTCCAGAAGTTCATCTACGCGTTCGTGTTCATGTATACGGATGCGACGAAGACCTTCCCGCTGTTTCGGAAGTTCTTCATCATGATGGGCCGCGGCAACGGCAAGGACGGGTTTATTGTTCCGCTTGCCAACTTTCTGCAGACACCTTTGTACGGCATCAAGAACTACCACGTGGCAATCGTGGCAAATTCGGAAGACCAAGCGAAGGACACGTTCAACGTGTGCTGGAATATGCTTGAAGAGCACCGGCAGAAGTTCCGGGGAAAATTCCACTGGACGCGGGAGCTGATCACGAACCTGTCGACCGGCGCTGAGATGAAGTATAACACTTCCGGCGCAGGAACCAAGGACGGCAAGCGGATCGGATGCCTCGTGATGAATGAGCTCCACGCCTACGAGAACTACACGCTGATCAACGTGTTCGAGTCGGCCCAGGGCAAGATACAGCACCCGCGCGAATTCGTGATCACAACACAGGGGTACGTGCGGGAGGGGCCGCTGGATGACGGGTTGTCGCTCTGCGGCGACATCTTGCGGACCGGCGAGAACGAACTGCAATGGTTCCCGTTCATCTGCAAGATAGACAAAGAGGCGGAAGTCGACGATCAGGAAGCGTGGCACAAGGCGAACCCGTCGCTGGAGTATATGCCGCTATTGGCGCACGAGATCAAGATGGAATACCTCGAGATGCAGAAGCTCCCGTCAAAGCGCCCCGAGTTCCTGACCAAGCGCATGAACCTTCCGTCACAGCGCGAAGAGGCGACGGTCACCTCCTGGGAAAACATCCTGCGGTGCTGCTATTCGGACATTGAGCGCAAGACCCCGCGCCCGGTTCCGGATACGTCGGGTGGTTTTGCGGTGGTCGGCATCGACTACGCGGACATCAGGGACTTCGCCTCAGCGGGGATCCTGACGAAGACTGACAACGACGAATTCATCTGGAGACAGCATACGTGGATCAACATGCGGTCGCCATTCTTCGACAGTATCAAGTTCCCGATCGGCAATGTAGGCCAGGAAGGTTTCCAGGACTTCGAGGTTGTCGACGCGCCGGTGATACCTCCGGAGCAGATCGTCGGCTACGTGCTCCGGGAATATTGCGCGAAGTACATCGTCCAGAAGATCGCGCTGGACACATGGCGGTATTCGCTGTTCAAGAAGGCGTTTACGGACAACGGCCTGACGGTGGAAGACAGGAACGATCCGAACGGCACGATAAGGCTTATCCGGCGGCTCGGTTCTGCTACGGCAATTATCGCGCCATACATCGAACAGTGTTTCGCGGAAGGCCGCATCAATTACGGGCAGTCAGCCATCATGAGGTGGTACACAAACAACGTGGCGGTGCTGACGGATAAGTTCGGCAATAAACAGTTCGGCAAGATCGAACCTAAGCTGCGCAAGACTGACGGGTTCATGGCCTTTAACGTCGCTATGTACTGCAAGGACGCGCTGGACGTCCAGACATTTTACATCTAAGAGGTATAAGCAATGGGATTTTTTGATTGGCTATTCCAGAGGGACGGTCAGCTGGTCAGCTACATGCAGATTCTGGAAGAAGACCTCGCAAAGCTCAACGCGAGCAAGTTCGCACTCCATAAGTGTATCGGCATTATCGGAAACGCGATCGCAAAGAGTGAGATCGTTATCCAGGGACAGAACGGCCCCCGGTATGATCACAACTATTACCGGCTCAACATTTCGCCGAACGACAACGAACGCGGGACAGAGTTCTGGGCGCGTGTGACCTTAGAGCTTCTGCTGAACCAGCAGGCTCTGATCGTTCCGATCAAAGACATGTATTATCTCGCCGAGACCTGGACAGAGTCGGACGACGTCATCAAGGCGCGTGAGTACTCGCAGGTCGTGGTCACTGCCGGTGGAAAGACCTACCCGATCAATAAGCGATTCCGTGCTGATCAGGTCATCCACATCAGGCTTCCGATGAGTGCGGACAGAATGCACTACTTCCAGAAGGTCGCAGAGCTGTACGACCACGCGGTATCTGTCGCGAATGCGGTCTATAAGCTCACCTATACGCCGAAGTGGGCTGTGCGTGTCGGCGCATCCGTGCGGCTTGTGGAACAACAGGCTGACGGCACGGGCAAGGTCCTGACGGGCCGCGAATACATGGACAAGATCAAGGCCATGCTCGTGTCGGACAAACTCGAGACCATCCTGCTTCCGGACGGCGTCAATGTCGACCTGCTGACGGGCAGTTCTGGGACGGCTACGGTGTCGTCCATCGACAGCGCGATCAAGGCGGCTGAAGAAGCCTGTGCGCGTGCGTTCGATATCCCGACGGCGGTCTATTTCGGTACGATCACGGAAAAGTCCGACGCCACCAACGAACTGATCACGTACGCGGTCAGCCCGGTCGCGGAAGCCATCAATGACGCGCTGACAAGCTCTCTTGTCGGCATGCAGGACTATGTCAACCGCAATGAGCGCGTGATGGTGTTCCTCGCACGGTTCAAGCATGTCGACATCATCGACAGCGCCGATAAGCTGTCAAAGATGCGCGGGGACGGCTGGACAATGGATGAGATCTTCCACCTGATCGGCTACCCCGAAATGCATACCGATTTCACAACTACAAGAGCACTGACGAAGAACTACGCCGCCGCCGATGCGGGGGGCGCTGCAGACGCGTCTGATTCTGGGAGCGGCCCCTTATCCCGCAAATCGCCTGAACCTAATCAGGAGAAAGGAGACAAGGCATGATGAGGTATTGGGAACTTAAGACAGACGCGTCGGATGACAGCGCGGAACTGTATATTTTCGGCGACATCGACCCGTGGAACCACGGTGACAAAGACCCGAACAGGAACGCGTCGGAAATCGTGCGCGCTCTGCAGGGACTCAAGGCCAAAAACCTGACCGTGCATATCAACAGCTACGGCGGCGACGTTAAGGAAGGCCTGGCGATCTACAACACGATTAAGAACAGCGGCATGCAGGTCACGACGATCTGCGATGGTTTCGCATGTTCGATCGCGTCCGTGATCTTCATGGCTGGCACGCGCCGGATCATGAACGATGCATCCCTGCTGATGATCCACAACCCGTGGACGGTGGCGATCGGCAACTCTGAAGACATGAGGAAGCAGGCGGACGACCTCGACATCATCGCGCAGGCATCCGTGGAAGCCTACAAGAACAGTTCTGCACTGCTTGATGATGAGATCCACAAGCTGATGGACGCTGAGACCTGGATCCTTCCGGAACAGGCTCTCGAGTATGGCTTTGCCACCGAGATTCAGAGCAAGCCGGAAGAAGGCCTGAGGCAGTCCGCATTTAAGTCCATCATGGCGGCGCTGGTCAAGCAGGAAGACGATCCCGGCGAGGTCACCGATGAGGACATCATGGCGCAGCTTAAGAGCATGGATGCCAAGCTGGACGAACTCGTAGCCAGGGGCCAGGAGCAGGCTGACGATCCGGAAGAACCGCAGGATCCTGAAGAACCCGATGACGAAGACAACCATAAACAGAAGCTGACCGGCTTCAATTTATTTTTCTAAGAGGAGATACGAACATGAAAAACGATAAGCTGAACGAGAAGATCCAGGCGATTTTCGAGAATACTGAAGACAAGAACGCGGCGATCACTCAGGCGCTCGAGATGCTGGCTGCTGATCAGCATGAGTCCCTGATCGCTGAGATCCAGGAAGAGGCTCGCAGAGCGGCAGCGGATGCCGACTACATGAGATCCCTCGGTCTGCATACACTGACCAAGGACGAAGAGAGCTTCTACGCCACCCTGAAATC